TGCGACTTTCACACACAGAGCCGATCTGCCACGCCGGGGGGGCTCCTTGTGTCGAAGCTGACGTGCTCTGCATGCGCCAAGCCGATGTGGTCGGGGCGCGGCAGCCGCCCTCAAGGTGAGGCAAAGTGCCTCGACTGTCGCCGAGCCGACCCCGCCCCAGGCACGCTCCGGGTCCGGCAGAAGCGACAGGAGTTCCTCGCCGTCTCCTGTGAGCTGTGCGGCGAGTCGGAGACCTACCCATGGGCGCCCCGCCGGCGCCGGTGGTGCTCGAGCTGCTGCCCCCCGCGCAAGAACGGGAAGCGCGCCGGCATGCGAGGCCCGCACCCGGGTGGGTCGTCGTGGATCTCCCGTGAGCGCCGCATCGCCATCTACGTCCGCGACTCCTGGACCTGCCAGGTCTGCCTCGAGCCGGTGCTGCGCGAGCACGTCCAGGGCGACGACCGCTCGCCGAGCCTGGACCACATCGAGCCGCAGTCGCACACCCTGATCCCGGACCACTCGGATCGGAACCTGCGCACCGCGTGCCTGCTGTGCAACAACGTCCGCAACGACGCGCGCCTCACCGACGCGGAGGTCCGGGCGATCGTCGCGGGGAGGCGCTATGCCCTCGCTCTCTGAGGCCGGCGCATCCGGCGTCCACGCGGACGTTCTGCGCGCCCTGCTCGCGGCCCTCACCGCTGACTACTCGGACACGGACGACGTGCGCACCAAGGCGGCTCTCGCCGGTCAGATCCGCGCCGCATCAGCAGACCTCGCGGCCCTGACCGCCGACGACGCGAAGGTCGGTGACCAGGTTGACGAGATCGCCGAGCGTCGCGCTGCTCGGGGAGCAGGCCCCGCCTCGGGTCAAGGTCGCGCCCGCCCGCGCTCGAGCTAACTCCTGGGAGGACGTCGCTGACCTCTCGGCCTCGTTCGGGCTCGTCCTGGACCCGTGGCAGGAGCTCGTGCTCCAGGCCGCGATGGGAGAGCGGACGGACGGCAAGTGGACCGCCCCGCAGGTCGCGATCTCCGCACCGCGGCAGAACGGCAAGTCTCAACTGATCGTCGCCCGCGCACTCGCGGGCGCGCTCCTGTTCGGCGAGAAGCTGATCGTGATCTCGGCGCACCAGGCCGACACCGCACGCGAGACCTTCGCCAAGTTCATGGAGCAGATCGAGGCGAACGGGTCGCTCGAGTCGCGCCTGTACGGCGGCAGCATCCGCACCGGTGTCATGAACGCGATCAACCGCGAGCACATCAAGTTCGCCAACGGCGCGGTCATCAAGTTCAAGGCGCGCACCGGCGCCGGCGGTCGCGGCTTCTCCTCGGACTGCCTGTTCCTCGACGAGGCTCAGAGGCTCAGCGGTGCGGCGTGGGCGTCGATCAACTCGACGATGTCCGCTCGCGAGAACCCGCAGGCGTGGCTGATGGGCACGCCACCGACACCCGAGGACGACGGCGAGGTCTTTACCCGCGTGCGCGCGAAGGCGCTCAGCGGCAAGTCGACGTCGCTGGCGTACCTCGAGTGGTCCGCGGAGCCGACCGACGACCCGGCCCTGGACGAGACACGCGCGAAGGCGAACCCGGCCTGGTACACGCGGATCAACCACGAGGTCGTGAACGGCGAGTACGACACCTACTCCTCCGAGCAGTTCGCGCTCGAGCGCCTCGGCATCTGGTCGACCGAGAACATAGCCCGCGTGGTGGACGCCACCACCTGGAATGCCCGCAGGATCGCCAAGCCACCCGCCGCGGGCCGAACCACCTACGGCGTGAAGTTCTCCCCGGACGGCACCACGATCGCGCTCTCTGCGTGCCTGCGCCCCGACGAGGGCAAGCCGCACGTCGAGCTGATCGACGTCCGCTCCACCTCAGCCGGCCTCGGCTGGCTGGTCGCATGGCTCGTCGCCCGGCACGAGAAGGCCTGCCAGATCGTGATCGACGGGAAGGCCCACGCGGGCGCCCTGAACGAGGCGCTGCGGGCCGCGAAGGTCCCGGAGCGGGTCATCTGGCTGCCGACCACGGACCAGGTCATCACGGCGCACTCCATGACCCTCGGCGCGATCCAGTCGGCCGGCCTGACGCACTTCGACCAGCCCGCCCTCAACGACTCGGTCGCGGCGGCCGGCAAGCGGCCGATCGGGACGAATGGCGGGTGGGGCTGGAAGCCGCTCGCAGAGGGTGACGTGACACCGATCGAGGCAGTGACGTTCGCCTACTGGGGCGCGATGACGAGCAAGAGGCGCCCCGGGCGCAAGACGAGAGGGCGGGTGATGGCGTGAGCACGTCCTCGTTCTCGAGCTCCTACCCGTCCAAGCCGACGCCGACGATCGACAGGGCCGTGTTCCTCGGTCTCGACGACGCCGACCGGGCGACTCTGCTCGGCCTGGTCGCGAAGCTCAACGAGAAGCGGCACCGCAACGAGATCCGCCGCCGCTACTACGAGGGCCACAACCAGCTGAAGGACCTCGGGATCAGCATCCCGCCGGCGCTCAAGACCGTCGAGGTCGTCGTCGGCTGGCCGGCCAAGGCCGTCGACACGATGTCGCGGCGGACGATCCTGGACGGCTTTGGGTCGTCCGGTGGTGCCGAGCTCGACGGCCTGGTCGCGCGGATCGTCGAGGACAACCGGATCGCGTCCGAAGCGCCTGCCGCGCACACGTCGGCCCTGGTGCACTCGTGCTCGTTCCTGTTCACGCACCTCGGCGACGAGGCCGCGGGCGAGCCACCCGTGCTCATCACGGCGCGTAGCGCAGAGGACGCCACGGGGACCTGGGACCGCCGCCGGCGCGCGCTCGGCGACGCGCTGTCGGTCGCGGAGTGGGACGTCGCGACGGGTCAGCCGACGCTGATGAACCTCTACCTCCCGGGCCGGGTCATCACCCTCACCCGCGTGAAGCCCGGCATCTTCGACTCGTCCGAGCAGGTCCACGGCATGGGTGTCCCCGTCGAGGTGCTCCCGTACCGCGCCGACCTGTCGCGGCCGTTCGGGCGCTCGCGCATCACGCGCGGCGTCATGTACAACACCGACGCCGCGGTCCGCACACAGCTGCGCACCGAGGTGGCGGCCGAGTTCTACAACGCCCCGCAGCGGTACGCGCTCGGCGCCGACGACGACGCCTTCACTGACGACAACGGCAATTCGGTGCCTGCCTGGAAGGTCATGCTCGGCCGGCTCCTGACGCTCTCGCGCGACGAGGACGGGAATCTCCCCGAGGTCGGCCAGTTCGCGCAGCAGACGATGCAGCCGAACATCGAGCAGCTTCGGTCCATCGCACAGATGTTCGCGTCGGAGACCTCGCTCGACGTCGGCTCGCTCGGCATCGTGCAGGACAACCCCGACTCGGCCGAGGCGATCCGCGCGCGCAAGGAGGAGCTCGGCATCGAGATCGAGCACTGGGAGCGCACGGCTCTGACGCCGGCCTGGCAGCGCACGATGATCCGGGCGGTCGCCATGTCGACGGACTCCCCGTCTGCGCTCTCCGCAGCTCGCACGATCCGGCCGCGCTGGGGCTCGTGGTCGACACCCTCGGAGGTATCGCAGGCGCAGGCCGCGCTGGCGCGCGTGCAGGCGGTCCCGTACCTCGCCGAGACCACGGTCGAGCTGGAGCGGATGGGCTACACCGAGGACCAGATCCTCAGCATCCGCGCCGAGCGGGCAAAGGCGGCATCGCGGCAGAACATCGCGACCCTCGCGCAGCGGTCGCTCTCCGGGGCACCGGCTGCCGAGGATGGAGTCGAAGCGGCGAACGTCCTCAAGGCCAAGGCTGACGCGCTCGGCGTGCTGATCCGCGCCGGCGTCGACCCGGAGGACGCAGCACGGCGGCTCGGGCTGGACGGCATCAAGTTCACCGGCGCCGTCCCGGTCTCGCTCCGGCTGCCGAGCGGTGAGGCCAGCGCGCTCGAGGACGCCTGATGCCGACGGATGGGCAGATCGCTGACGTCCGCGCGGCGAACATCGCCGTCACGACGCAGGTCGAGGCGGATCTCGCGGCGTTCTGGCGGTACGTCGACCTCTCGAAGCCTGAGACGGCTCGGAACGCGCTGCTGAACTTCGTGCCCCTGCTGGTGCAGCGGTACGGCGAGATGGCCGCCACGATCTCGGCGGACTGGTTCGAGGAGCTCCGGTTCGACGCGATCGACGCGGGGATGCTCGGCCGGCTGGCGACCTCGACGGAGCGCTCGTTCACTCCGAAGCTGGCACCGGTGAACCTGGCCGCGGTCGAGTCGTCGGTGCGGTACATCGCCGCGGACCTCTTCACGGACACCCCCGAGGCCGCGCTTCCCCGCCTGCAGGCGTCCGCCAGCCGCTCGGTGCTGCAGACGGGCCGCGACACGACCCGCCTGAACACGTTCGCGCGCGGCTCTGGCGGACGCGGGTGGGCGCGCGCGACGCGGCCCGGGGCGTGCCGCTTCTGCCGGGCCCTGTCTCAGCGTGGTGGCGTCTACACGCAGGAGACGGCGCGGTTCGCGTCGCACTCTCCCAAGTGCAACTGCGTCTCGTACCCGGTCTTCGACAAGTCGGCCCCGGAGGTCGACGCCATGGCCTACGTCGCGTCGCGGAACACCTCGACGCTGACGCCCCGGCAGCAGGAGCGGCAGCGCGCGGCAGTGTCCGCGTGGCTGGACAAGTCGTTCCCCGGCGAGACGGACCACGAGCCCGCCCCCTGATCTTCCCGCCGCACGGCGGGGACCCAGCACCACCCCCTCCATGAGACCCGCACGGGCGCTCGTGGCGATCCCGCACGGGAGGACACCTGATGAGCATCGAGACCCCGGCCCCTGTACCGACTGCACCCGCCACTCCTGCACCGACCCCCGCCCCGCCCGCCGCTGCGACCCCGCCGCCGGCTCCCGCACAGGAGCCGACCGACTGGACCGCTGAGGCGCGCAAGTGGGAGGCCCGGGCCAAGGAGAACAAGACCGCAGCCGACGAGCTCGCCGCCCTCAAGGCGGCCCAGATGACCGAAGCCGAGAAGGCCGCCGCACGGACGGCCGAGCTCGAGGCGAAGGTCAAGGGCTTCGAGACCAAGGAGCAGGTCGCAGCGTGGAAGAAGCAGGTGGCCGACACCACCGGCGTTCCCGCCGCCGCCCTGGCCGGCAGCACGCTCGAGGAGATCCAGGCGCACGCCGAGACCCTCAAGCCGCTCATCGCGTCCGCACCACCGGCCCCCCGTGGGCCGCTCATCCCCGCCGAGGGCAAGGGCGGTGACGCCGCAGCCGGCGTCACGCAGCTCACCGACGCGGACCTCGCTTCCATGACGCCGCAGCAGATCAACGAGGCCCGCCGCGCTGGCCGCCTCGCTCGCGTGCTCGGCGTCTCGTCCTAGCCCGAGAGGGGCAGAACCATGGCGATCACCAACTACCGGCCGACCATCTGGCACGCCGGCCTGCTCGAGAACTTCCACCAGAACACGTTCGTCATCCCGACGTGCAACTCCGACTACGAGGGCGACGTACGCGAGGGCGGCGAGATCGTCAAGATCACCGGCTTCACGTCGCCGACGATCGGCACCTACGCGGGCTCGATCACGCGCCAGGCGCTGACCGACTCGACGCAGTCGCTCGCGATCGACCAGAAGAAGTACTACGCCTACCTCGTCGACGACGTCGACCGGGTCCAGGCGGCGGGCTCCTTCGACCAGGTGCTCACCGACGCCGGCGCGGCGCTGGCGGACGTCGCGGAGGACTACGTCCTGACGCAGATGCTCACCAACGGCACGTCGGCCGGCACGACGGCGGTCACGACCTACGCCCTGGCGGACGCCGCGGTGCGGTCCATCCGCACGGCGCTCGTCAAGGCCAAGGTCCCGGCCGCCGACCGCTACCTCGCGGTGAACCCCGAGGCGGCGGCGTTCCTCATGGACGCGTCCGGCTCGCTGTTCAAGGCGAACGAGGCCGGGTCGGACGACACGCTGCGCAACGGCGTGATCGGCCGCTTCCGCGGCTTCACCGTCATCGAGACCCCGTCCGCCGTCATGGCGAACACCGCGAAGCCGTGCTTCATCGGCTACCACGGCCGCTCGGTGGCGTTCGTCAACCAGCTCATCAAGCAGCGCGCGCAGACCGCCCTGGACGCCTTCGGCGACCAGATCGACGGCCTGAACGTCTACGGCGCCAAGGTGCTCCGCGCCACCGCCGTCCAGACGTACGTCTCGGTCTGACGACCGCCGGGGCGGGGCCAGCCGGCCCCGCCCCACATCGTTCGGCCTGCAGGCCGGGAAGGAGTCTGGACCGATGGTCTGGATCAAGTCGAAGAAGAACGGCAACTCGTTCGAGGTCACCGACGTCGACCTCGCCGCGCAGCTCCTCAAGGAGGGGCACGAGGGGTTCCAGTCGGACCCGCGCGCCAAGGGCGGGGCGGAGAAGTGGGACCCGGAGGCCGAGCCCGAGGTCGAGCCCCAGTCCTGACCCGCACACCACACGAGAGGGGCCGTCATGGCGCTGACACCACCGTTCGCCAACACGGGCGACCTCGCCGCCCGCTGGCGGTCCCTCTCGACGGCCGAGGCGACTCGCGCCGAGACCCTGCTCGAAGACGCGTCGCAGATGATCCTCGACGAGGACAAGCACGGCGTGCTCGCGGCGCTCACCGAGCCGCCGCTCACGCTGCGGCGGATCGTCTGCAAGATGGTCGAGCGGGCCATGGGCACGGACATCGAGACGCCGGCCGTCTCGCAGTTCTCGCAGACGATGGGCCCGTTCACGGAGCAGCGGACGTTCGCGAACCCCTCCGGCGAGCTGTACCTGACGAAGGCCGAGCGCCGCCAGCTGCGGTTCTCTCGGCAGCGCGCGGGCAGCGTCAGCATGTGGGACGACCCGGACGAGTACGCCTGATGGACGCCGTCGCGCTGCCGTCGCGGTTCACCCCGCACGAGGCCGTCGTGAAGGCGCTCACCGGCTCCGGTGGCATGGGCGACACCTACGCCGCTCCGGTCACGGTGCCCGTCTTCGCCGTCGACGAGGTCAAGCTCGTCCGCGACGCTGACGGCGCCGAGGTGGTCTCGTCCTCGCAGGTCCACTGCAGCTTCGACGTCACCGCCCCTCCCGGCTCGCTGGTCACGGTGTGGCCCGGGACCGCGGGCGAACGCGAGGCGACCGTCATCACCTCCACGCGCGCGGCGCACCCGCGCCTGCCCGCGTATCAGACCCTGGCGCTGACGTGACGCTCACCACCGCCGAGCTCAAGGCGCTGATCCGCACGGCCGCCGTCGCCGCGGTGAACGCCCAGGCCGAGGCCGCGCAGGACGCCACGAAGAAGCTCGCCCCGAAGGACTCGGGCGCGCTCGAGGAGTCGATCCAGGTCGACGAGGCGACGAAGCGGCACCTCACGGCGACCGTGTACTCGGACGCCCCGCACGCGCTCTACCAGCACGAGGCGCTCGACATCCACCACCCGACCGGGCAGGCGAAGTTCATGGAGGCCGCGGTCATGGAGCAGCGCGCAGGCATCGAGGCCGCAGGCGCTGCAGCGGCCGCCCAGATCCTCGGCTAGTCGGCAGCCTTCCGGCGACGGCGCGCCTGCCAGATCAGCACGGGGATGCCGACGAGGACGACCACCGGCAGCGCGTAGAGCGCGAACCAGAAGAGCCCCACGAAGAAGTCGCCCATCTCGTCACCGTAGCGCGCTCGCTGAGCAGGGAGGCAGGGCCACGTGGACGACGTCACCCTCACGCAGCGCGTGTGCGAGCTCCTCGCGGCAGCCACGTCGTGGGCGTGGCGATCGGCCGGCCCGGCCTACACCTCCAGCGAGGTCGGCCTCTTCTACGGGGCGCTCGGCGCTGTACCGGACCGCGCCGTCGCCGTCGCGGTCTACGGGACCGACGACGACGTTGCCACAGGGCTCGGGACCCGCCGCGTGCAGGTCCGATACCGAGGCGCGAAGAACACCCCGGCCGGCGCCGACGCGCTCGCGGAGCTGGGCTTCACGGCACTGCACGACACGTACCCGGGCGGCGGCATCGCACGTATCGCCCGTGTCTCGTCGGCCCGTCTGGGCGCGGACGAGAACGGCCGCCAGGAGCGGACCGACAACTACCAGGTCATCCTCGACAACCCGGAGGCAACACTATGAGCCCCACCGCACCCGCGCTGCCTGCCGGCGCAGCACTCGGCTTCTCCTACGAGTACGGCATCGACATCGACACCGCGTGGAACCCGGCCAGCCCGGTCGCCGCCGTGTGGCAGACGCTGCGCCGCATCAGCGCCGTCGCCCCCGGGCTCACGCCGGTCACGGCGTCCGCGCAGACCTACGACGACTTCGGGGCGCCCAACGACCAGAAGACGTCGGAGGCGTGGACCCTCGCGTTCTCCATCCAGGTGAACCGGCTCGCGTCCGGCGCCTACGCCCCGGAGGTCGAGCAGCTCAAGACCTACACGGAGCCGTCCGCGATCGGCACCCTCGCGAGCGCGCACGTGCGCTGGTACGACAAGCCGGCGTCGGGCACCGCGAACTCCGGCGACGCCTACGAGGGCTACGGCACCGTGAGCATCGAGCGCGGCAACACGGACACGTCGGGCGTGGGCACGTGGAACGTGACCATCACCGGCCAGGGCGCCCGCACGAAGATCGTCAACCCGTTCGCCGGGTGGGCCGCCGTCGTGCCGCTCCTCTCGACCGCGCTGCCGACCGCTGTCGCCGTCGGCGGCCTGGTCACCATCACCGGCTCGGGCTTCTCGAGCGTCGTCGGTGCCGCGGGCGTCAAGTTCAACGCCATCAACGCGACCTCCTACGTCGTCGTGGACAACACGAAGATCGTGGCGGTCATGCCTGCCGGCACGGCGGGCTCGGCCCCGGTCATCGTCACGTCCCCGGCGGGCGCGTCCAGCCCGCTCGCGTACACCCGCGGGGCGTAGTGACCACGGTCGACTTCAC